GAAGCTGTATCACTTACAACTTTGAGAGCATCCGAAGTCGTACCATCAAGTACTAACTTTGCTCCCCCATCTAAAACCTGCAAAGAAGACCCCACAGGGAGTGGAGCATCTTTCACAAGATAGATGTCATTTGAACCATCATTAATATAACAGCTCACATTGATTGCAGAAGTATGCACATTCGATAAAGATATTCCAACAACTGCATCGTATGAATTTGCTGTCATGATAGTAGCAGCAACAGTTCCTACGTTGTTTGAGGTGTATCTTCTGAAATTTTGTGCCATGTTTTTTCCTTATTATAACGCAATAGCCATTGCCGTTGCGAATCCTTTACTTGCGCCTACGTCAACTGTTGTTCCGTCTCCGTAAACTAAATTACCAGAATTATCCTTCATTGTTGCTTTGTCCGCTGGTAACGAAACAAAAACAATTTTAGTGCCTGCTGAAAAATCAGTCTTAGACCCACCATTACTACTACCAATTACGGTATCTCTTGATAGTGAAGTACCTGAATGAGTATAAGTTCCAATTCCAACTTCCCATTCTGAAGGTTGGTCTTCACCAACTATCGTATAGTAAGTGGTATTGGAATTACCAATTCCAGCATTAAAAGTTATGAAACCTGTAGCAGCTCCAGCTAGTGTAACACTACCTGTACCTGTCGTCGTCGAAGTTTCTTTAACTCGATCGTTTGTTTTAAACGCCATTTAAATCTCCTTACGCTACTCTTATAATAGCGGTACTTGCACCAGCACTTGGGAATTGAATCGTAAATGTCCCGCTAGTGGAAGTCTGGTCTGTCCCAAAATCTAAAACGCATACTGCTTTGTTCGAATCAGTCGAGTTATAAATCAATGCATATCTTGCAGTGATTGTAGCACTCGTGAAAGACAAGTCATCAAAGTCAACGAGAGCTGTTGTACCATCAGTAGAAACTGCTTGGTTAGCTAATGATCCGCCACCTGCAGTATAACTACCACTGTTCGCAACTTCGTCTGAAGTTGTGTAAATAGTCGTTGATGCGTTGTTGATTGTGGAAGAACTTGTATACAAAGACAGTTTAAACGTATCACCTGCAGTTGCAAAATCATGCACACCTGAAAGTAATTCAGATTTAAAACTTGTCATTACCGTATTTGCCATATGTCCTCCTAATTAATATTATGGACTAGGTGGAACAGATCTTAATTTTTGTCTAATCTCCCCGTCCACGTACTCGTCCCTTCTTCTTCTACCTTGTTGTTCGATACCTAATCCCATTAGAGATTGAGCGTAACGACCTTCATAAACTTGGAGCTGGTCTTTGTCTTTTAAAAAAGTGCATGCTTCAACCATAGCGGCATACAAGAGCGTATTAGGAGCGTTCAAGCTTAAATACGTAGTGGTATTTGTGGATGTCAATTTCGTGCCATCCGATGTATTAGGTCTTTTAACATAAGCAACCTCAACATTCAAGGCTGTGTCAGGTGTAGGACCCAATAACAATTTTGTTTCATTCCAGTACCCATAATATTTAGGTGTACCTTGTGTCACACGATTTCCTGTGTATTCATCAATAAAAGAGCAGTCTTTTTGCATCAGTGGAGTTCTAGCTCCTGTACTATTATTATAAGTTTCTACCCATCTTATCAATAAAATCCCATCAGGCAATGTTAAAAATTCATTACCCACAGCGAGCGTAGAATAATCATTACGTCTGAAGACATCGAGGTCCACATCCGTCATGATTCTAAATTCCGCATCTTCTATAAAGCCATTAACAATCGCAGTAGTAAACACATTAGCATCTACTTCACTATAATTTCTTATTTTTGTAACTAATTCGTCGTAGGTCATGGTGTTATAGTAACAGGTCCAGCTGAAACTGGAAAGCCTCCTCCTTGTATTCCTCCAGTAGTAGCATTCGATCCCTGACTAAAACTAAAATAGTTATCAGGATCCTCTACTAATGTAATTGTTGCTCCGGCGCTATGAGCTGCTTTAGTTGTACCATAAGCTCCACGTAATACAACATTAGGATTTAATGCTGTGGCTTCAGGAGTCACTTGTCCTAAAGAATTATCAGAAGCAATGGTTGAATATCTTATAATCTCAGTTCCTATTAATATAGATTGATGTAACAAATTGCTAGTCGTTACTGCTGAAAAATTAGTAGGATCAGTTAACTTAATACCAGTAGTTTGACTATTATCAATGTCAGCTACCAAGGTTGTTGTTTTAGCAGGTAATCTTTTACCTACCGAAATGGTATGTCCTGATGATGAACAAATTGTAGAACCAGGGATTCCATCTACATCTCTACAATCTGAAAAACCAGGCGCTCCATTGCTAGGAGTTAAAGGCCAACCGGAAGGTCCTGTACTTGATGACATTTCCGGAGTTCCTCTAAAACGAACTATCGTGTTATCATTTCTTTTATGATTTGGAGAATGAACAAAAATATCTCCAGCTCCTGCTTGATACGTTTCAAATGGATTATCAGGTAACATGACTGCAACTTTATGATAACCTCTTGATTCAGGTCTAGGGTGAGCTAATGCAATCCCATCAGGTCCAATGACCGCTAATTCCAATTGAGGTTGTTTAGATTCATATTCAGTATAATGAACCCACATTCCATTCCATTCTTTAACCATTTCACGATAAGGAAATCTTAATCCGGATCTATCCGAAATTGCTAATGCTTTGTTGCCTGATGCAAATTTTCCCATGGTTAACTCTGTGCTGGGTAATAAGCTTTAGGTGTGATGTAAGAGCTAGAAGCTGATCCATCCTCTGATAAAGCTCGTGCCAGTTCGTCCTCGTAGTATAGTTTTAAAGCTTGTGTTCTATCAGGAGCTACTTTTTGACTTAAATAAAAAGCTAGCCCTGAAGTTAATGCAGGTAAAAATCTGTAAGGTGCATCAGGATCATTTGAATAAACCCCTGAGTCTTGAATTCTTTTAATATAATAAAAATTTAAAAACTTATTTGTGCTTGAACTAGGTGTTAAATAAATTTTAATTTGAGTGTAAGTAGAAAATCTTTGAACAAAATATTGAGAAGGAGTTCCTGTAGAAGTTTTGTTAGCTAAAGCTTGATATGTTGAACGATCAATCTTAGTCATTGATACATCAGTGGGACTAGCAACTTCATCTCTATAAACCACTTCCAATATATCAGTCGCATTATAAATATGATTACCGTTATTATCTTTAGTAGGATAAGTACCTGATGTAGCATCAGCTGTTCTTGCCGCGCTATCCCAGTAAATACGATAAGTATTCTGGTCAGTAACTAAAGCCATATTGACATTACCTACTTCCCAAAAATGTAAACCTCTATTGCCCCATTCCGACAATAAAATATTTAACGATCGTCTAGCACTTTTTAGGTCATAACCTGCCCGTGCTTGACCACCGCATCTTTCATATGCGTCTTCTATTATTTCTTCTATCGATAAGTTGAAACTTACCGTACCAGATGTTGCCATCTATTGACCTCCTACTGCCAGATTACTTGAACAGATTCAGTAGCT